CGGGCACATCCTGCTGGTGCCGCCTTCGAGCGCGCCGCTGGCTGCGTTGTATGGCCTCGAATCCTGGGAGCAGAAGATGCTCGTGCGGCTCACCAAGATCACCGACCGCCCGGTGGTGGTGAGCTACAAGGGCGACCCGAAGCCCCTGGCCGAGCGTCTTGAGAACTGCCATTGCGTGGTCCAGTGGACCAGCAACCTGGCCGTGGAAGCCGTGCTCGAAGGTGTGCCCTGCTTTGTGGCGCCGGAATCGGCCGCGCGGCCGGTATGCGCCGGCGTCGATGAGCTTGAGAGCTGGATACACAACCCGCCCATGCCCGACCGTGACGCCTGGATTGCTTCGCTCGCCTGGGGGCAGTTCACGCTCGACGAGCTGCGCTCGGGTTTCGCGCGCAACGTACTGGAAGGAGAGGCCTGATCGTGACCGTGCGCGTTGTGACCCCGCCCTTAGTCGAGCCTGTAACGCTGGCAGAGGCCCGCCTGTGGTGCCGAATCGATACCGATGACACCGCGCAGGACGCCGTCATCACGCTCCTCATTCAGGCCATGCGCGAGTACGCGGAGAACCTCACCCAGCGCGCCTACATCCAGCGCACGCTGGAGCTGACGCTGCCGTGCTTTCCGTACCGCGCGGTCGAGCTGCCGCGAGCGCCGCTGCAGTCGGTGTCGTTCATCAAGTACATCGCCTTCGACGGCACGCTGACCACCATCCCGGCTGCAGAGTACGAACTGGACACCGCGCGCGAGCCCGGCATCGTGCAGCCCGCGTACTTGGAGAGCTGGCCCGGCGTGCGCGACGTCGTCAACGCCGTGCAGATTCGCTACGTGGCGGGCTACCCGGAAGGCGACGGCTCGCCCAGCGATCTGCGCGCCAACATGCCGGCCGCGCTCAAGGTGTGGATGCAGGCGCGGCTTTCCACGCTGTTCGAGATACGCGAGCAGCTCGTCATCGGCGCCACTGTCACCCCGCTGCCGCGCGACTTTGCCGACGGCCTGCTCGATGGCCTGCGCATCGGCAACCTGTTCGCGTGAGGCCTCGATGAGCGATGCACTCAAGGTGTTCGTGGGGTTCGACGGCCGCGAACTGGCCGCCTACCAGGTGTGCGTGGAATCCCTGCGCCGGCACGCCAGCGTGCCGCTGGAGATCAGGCCGCTGATCCTCGAGCACCTGCGCTGGCAGGGCCTGTACCAGCGCGCGCACGAGGTGCGCGACGGCGTGCTGTGGGATGTGATCTCCGATGCGCCGATGAGCACTGAATTCGCGCTCACCCGGTTTCTGGTGCCCGCGCTGGCCGACTGGAAAGGCTGGGCGCTGTTCTGCGATTGCGATTTCCTGTTCCGTGGCGATGTGGCGCAACTGTTCGCGCTCGCCGATCCGGCCTATGCCGTGCAGGTGGTCCAGCACAACCACCGGCCCGCCGAAGGCGTGAAGATGGATGGCAAGCCGCAGCTGGCGTATGAGCGCAAAAACTGGTCCAGCCTCATGCTGTGGAACTGCGCCCACCCGCACCACGCCGGCCAGCAGGACCGTGTGAACCGCTGGCGCGGCCTGATGCTGCACCAGTTCCAGTGGCTGCGCGATGAGCAGATCGGCGCGCTGCCCGAGGAATGGAACTGGCTCGAGCGCCGCATCCACGCCGTGCACTTCACCCGCGGCACGCCCGACATGCCCGGGTATGAAGCCGCCGAGTTTTCGCAGGAATGGCGCGACACGCTGGTCACCGCCACGCAAGGTGCGCCGCGGGCCGACGCGCTGCAGAAGGTGGCCGCGTGAGGGCAGGCAGCCTGCGCCACCGGGTGACGCTGCAGCAGCTCGTGGCCGGCAGCCCGCAGCGCCGGCCCGATGGCGAGCCGGACGCGGCCTGGGTGGAGTACCTGACCGTGTACGCCGCCGTGGAGCCGGTGACCGGGCGCGAGTTCTTCGCCGCGCAAGCCGTGGAGCACGAGGCCGACACCACCATCCGCATGCGCTACCGCACCGGTATCACCACGGCCATGCGCGTGGTGTTCGAGGGCCGCACCTACGACATTCGCGCCGTGCTGGACCACCACGAGCGCCACATCGAACTGCGGCTGCTGTGCAAGCAGGGCGCGAATTCTGGATAGCCATGGCCGCCATTGAAACCTCGGTGAAGATACACGGCGCGCGCGAGATCTCGGCGGCCATGCGTGCGCTGCCGCCGCGTATCGAGCGCCGCCTGCTCAACCGCAGCCTGCTCGCCGGTGCGAAGCCCATCGTGCAGGACGCCCGCCGCCGCGCCCCCGTGCTGGCCGAGCCCGACCCGCGCCGCCGTGCCGGTACCGTGCGCCGCGCCATCCGCGCCGGCGCCGTGCGCCCGCAAGGCGTGACGGCCACCGTGTATGTGCGCGTGCGCGGTCTCACGCAGTCGCAGATCCGGCGCTACAAGCAGCGCGCCGCGCAAGGCAAGGTGAACGCCAGCAACAACCCGAACGACCCGTTCTACTGGCGCTTCATCGAGTTTGGCACCAGCACCCAGCCGGCGCGGCCGTTCCTTCGCCCGGCGTTTGAATCGCGCAAGGGCGAGTTTGTGCAGGCGATGATCAACGACCTGCGCCCGCGCATGCAGGCCGAGATTGCCAGGCTTGGCGCGGCCAACCGCTTCGGGCGGCGCTGATGGGCTTCGAGGCCGACCTTGTCGCCCACCTGCGCGCCGATTCCGCGCTGGTGACGCTGGTGGGCGAGCGCATCACCCCGGTGATCCGCCAGCAATCGAGCGTCCGGCCGGCGCTGGTGTACACGCTGATCTTCGGCGACGCGCAGACCGATCTGGATGGCGACGATGGCGACCTGCTGCAGCTGCGCGTGCAGCTCGACGCATGGGCCACCACCTACGCCGACGCCGCGCAGATTGCCGAGCGCGTGCGGCTGCGCATGCAGACCGCTGCGTCCACGATCAAGGCAGTGCCGTTGAACACCGGCACCGCCGACTTCGAACCCTCCACCAAGCTCTACCGGGTGCTGATGGAGTTTTCCTGCTGGTACCGCACTTCATAGGAGCCAACCATGGCAAAGGCAATCGAATCGCAAGGCATCAAGATCGCGTACTCCAACGGCGGCAGCCCGAGCAGCTTCGCCGACATCGGCAACATCACCAACTTCGCAGGTCCCGGCGGACAGGCCACCCCGATTGATGTGTCGAACCTCGATTCCGCGTTCCGCGAGAAGCTCATTGGCCTGCCCGATGAAGGCCAGTTCAGCTTCGAGGTCAACCTCGACCCGGACAACGCCACCCACCAGGCCCTGCGCAACGCACGCGCAGCGCGCACCCGGCTCGAGATGCGCATCACGCTCACCGATACCACCGCCACCGTGCTCACGTTCTACGCCTATGTTCTGGGCTTCGCGATCAACGGCGCCGTGGATGCCGCCGTGAAGGCCTCGATCACGCTCGAGATCGACGGCGCGGTCAGCTGGGTCTAATCATGCTCAAAGACCTGCAGGACTTCCTCGAGCCGGCAGAGGAGCGCATCACCTTTGCCGGACAGCAGCTTCTCGTGCGCGAGCTCGATTCGCTCATCGACACGGCGGCGATGCGCGACGATGTCGACACCACCTGGAAGCTCGTGGTGCGCTGCGTTTTCGACCCACTCAGCGGCGCGCCCGTGTTCACCGACGAGGACATTCCCGCGCTCAAGCGCGGCGCCCGGCGCAAGACCCTGCCGCTCATTCACGCGGTGCTGCGGGTCTGCGGGCAGGACATCGAGGCCGCAGAAAAAAACTCCTGAGCCGGCCCGGGCGCCGGCTGATCCTTGAACTGGCGCTCAAGCTGGGCTACGCCTCACCCAGCCGCATGCTGCGTGAGATGCGTCCGTATGAGCTGGCCGAGTGGATTGCGTTCTTCGGCATCAACCCCTGGGGTGAAGAACGCGCCGATCTGCGGGCCGGCATCGTCGCCAGCACGCTTGCCAATGTAAACCGCGACCCTAAGCGCCGCCCGGAGCCGTACCGCGCCACGGACTTCATGCCGTACAGACGTGTGGACTCGGCCGCGCAGTCCGCCGACCTGTCGAAACGCATCCTCGCCGCCCTGGCGCCGCTGAAAAAGAGAGCCCCAAAAGATGGCCAATCTCGGTAAAGCCGTTGTCGAGCTCTCGGCCGATACCGCCCGGTTCACGGGTGACATCGGCCGCGCTGCCGTCATGTTCGACAAGCAGATGGCCAGCATGGCGGCCACCGCCAGCAAGATCGGCACGGCGGTGGGTGTGGCCAGCGCGGTCGTCGGCAGCGGCCTCGCGCTCATGGTGCGCAACGCCATCGACACCGCCGATGCGATGGGCAAGCTCTCGCAAAAGGTCGGCATCACCACCGAAAAGCTGTCCGAGCTGAAGCTGGCCGCCGAGCTGGGCGACCTCGGCGGCGAAGGCTTCGAGAAAGGCCTGCGGGAGTTCAACCGCAGCCTGGTGGAAGCGCAGGACGAAGGCAGCAAAACGGCCGAGGTGTTCAAGGCGCTGGGTGTGGATGTAAAGCAGGGCCCCGAGGTGGCGCTGCGCCAGTTTGCCGAGGCCATGTCGAAGCTCGACGACGGGCAGCTCAAAACCGCCGCCTCGATGGAGATCCTGAAAAAGAGCGGCTCGGACTGGATACCCACGCTTAACGCAGGAGCCAAGGGCTTCGACGACGCCGCGCAGAAAG